TCATGCATGAGCTAATCCATTTCATGCAGTATGATCGTAGGGACGACAGTTATAGTAACTACGTTGTTCCATATAAACGAGTTGGGCATAAGAAGAAAGATGAGGAGAGAAGATACCTTTCCGAGTTTGATGAGATCCAAGCATATGCCCACTGTGTATACCTAGACTTCAGAGTATTCAAACCAAACATCGATATAGATGTGTTACTGTCTCGATGTAAGAGAAAAGTAGACTCTAAAACTCTACACTACTTTCTAAAGACATTCAACTACGACTTTAGAAATAACGTGTCCCCTCAGAAGATTGTCCAGCAGATCGCTAAATGGGATAGGAAGTATAATCGCTTGACCTAAATAAAGGATACACTATAATTGGGTCAACTATGGACTTCGTAAAAGAATTTAAAAAATTACTTAAGGATGCTACTATTGAGCAGCCTAAAAAAGACATCATTGTAAAATCAAAAGATAGAGAAAACTCTAAGACCATTATTGGTAAATGGCTTAAAGCAAACAAGGTTGCCTTTAAAGATGTGTTCAAAGCATCAAAGTCTAGCAGTATAAATGTGTTTGAGATTATTGGAATTGGTGATGTTATTTTTAAACCAATCATCCAAAAGGGTGCAGGTGGTGTTAAGTTCGAGCATGAGCTTGAGTTAGACTTAACTAATTACTGGAATGGTGTTAAAAAAGATAAACTAAAACACCAAGACGTTATCACACAGATGGAGTCTGTGATGAAGATTAACCAGAAAGACAAACACACCGTTGTTCCAATGGGTTCTAAGAACCAAAAACGTGCTCTGGTGTTTGATGGTAAACACTTATCTGTTAGTAACTCCACTGGACGAACACTAACAGACCTTACGCTACAGAATAAAGCAGGTAAAGAAATTTACTGTTCTCTGAAGATGTCAAAGTCTTTCTATATTTTATCTGCTGCTATCGATCAATACTTTGCTGGTAGATCTACCCAAGTTGAGTTGTGTACTTACCTTGGAATGGACGGGTATAAGATGGGTGGTTTTGGATTAAAGTATAGATGTAAAACACCAACTAAGGTAAACTACTCAAAGGTTAGAGCCAATCTCGAAGATTTTATAACCGAGTTATATGGCACTGATGTAGTTGTTATTCATAAGAAAGGTGCTGGCGACGTTAAGGTATCTAAGATCCCGAAAGGTTCCCGTGCCAAGATATCTCTTTCTCCAATCAATGAAGATTCTTATGTGTATCCAGAAGCTGGTGTGAGAAAATATGCTGTGATTAAGTTCACAGGAACTATCAATAATAGTAAGTATAAGATCGACTTTCAGTTTAGAGGGACGACTGCCTCCGACACTGGTCCAAAATACTTAAGAATATTGTTAGAAAGATTGTAATAGATAAATAAGAACATACTACTTTATAGATGGATTAAATGAAAGATTACAAACAATTACTAAAAGAACTACCATCCAAAACGGTGGTTCTAGCCTGTGGCAAGTTTAACCCTCCAACAATGGGACATGAACTTGTAGTAAAGGCTGTCAAAAAGCTCGCCGAACAAAGAGGCGCAGACCACGTAATCTATGCATCCTCTGCATCTGATCACAAAAAGAATCCCCTATTAGTAGAAAAGAAACTCCAGTATCTCAATCTGGTGTTTCCTAAGACCAACTTCGTTGAGTCCATGGACGCAGTTCCAGCCCTCATCACACAATTAAAAGAAAACTACAAGAATATCGTCGTTGTAACTAGCGCCGATAAAGCTGTTGCTATCCGTCGGGTGGGTGTATAGGTTATCTCTGCTGGAGAGAAAGATCCAGACTCTGATGAATCACTTCGTTCTGCCGCATCCAAAGGGTTGTACGAAGAATTCAAGAAGGGTCTTCCAACTGCTGTAAGAGAGATCGACTCTCGTCGTTTGATGAACGATGTTAGAATGGGGTCAGGATTAGAAGCAATCAAGGAACAGATTAACCTAGTCAAAGATGATCTACGTGAACAATATTTCCGTGGAGAGATCTTTAAGGTTGGAGAGATGGTAGAATCAAATGGTGAACAATTTGAGATCGTCAAGCGTGGTTCTAACCACTTGCTAGTAAAAGAAGCATCAGGTAAACTTACTTCTAAATGGATTCAAGACGTGCAGCCTACTGAAACTAAGCCAACAAAAACAAAGAAGCACCCACAGATTAAAGTAGATCCATGTGGTCAGTGCGGTAAAGAACACACTGGTGTATGTCCAGATGATTTTAGAAACCCATTTGATCCGATGTTTAAAGAATCGTTCAAAACATGGAGAAAGAATAACAAATGACTGAATTACAAGCAGCTTTAAAAATAGCTCTGGCAAATACATTCGTAATGTATTTTAAACTACACTCATTCCACTGGAATACAGAAGGTATTGAGTTTAGCCAATACCATGAGTTTTTCGGAGACTTATATGATGATGTCTATGGTGCTGTAGATCCTTTAGCAGAAAACCTACGTAAATTAGATGCTTATGCTCCAAAGAGCATCTCAGAGTTATATGAACACAAGACTATTCAAGAAGAGAATGGTATCCCAGACATTGAAGGTATGCTTCGTTCAGCTTTAGCTGCAAACGTAGAAGTCATCTCTAGCCTAAATAAAGTATTCGCCCTTGCTCAGAAAGACAATAAGCAAGGTCTCTGCAACTTTATTGCAGATCGTATCGATACACATGAGAAGCATGGCTGGCAACTACGTGCTTCACTAAAGGGATAAAATGAAGTCGTTTCTAACTTACTTAAAAGAAGAAAAAGATGCGTTAGGTCATGGATCTGATTCATCTGGTGATAAGCTAAAGCACATCCATCACGCTGAAGATCGTCCTTTATTGCACGGTCCAAAAGGTTTTGAACATGCACATGGTTCATTACTTCGTGCCCATACTCATATGTCTTCTGGCGCAAAGAACTCGAATCTGTCTATGAAGTATGACGGTTCTCCAGCTGTTGTTTATGGCCATCACCCAAAGTCTGGTAAGTTCTTTGTGGCTTCTAAGTCTGCGTTCAACAAGACTCCAAAGATTAACTATTCTCACTCTGACATCGATAAGCATCATGGTCATGCTCCAGGTCTTGCTGATAAATTAAAAGCCGCATTGGATCATCTACCAAAGGTAGCACCAAAGTCTGGTGTTTATCAAGGTGACTTGATGCACTCTAAGACAGACGTTACTCACCATGAGAATGGTTCTGCTTCTTTTACTCCAAACACTATCACTTATACTGCTCACGGTAAAGAAGCAGATGAAGTTAAGAAGTCTAAAGTTGGTATTGTGACTCATACACAATACCATGGTAAAGATTTAGAGTCTATGTCTGCAAAGCCACTGCACAGCAGCGAAGGTTTCGGTACACATAAAGACGTTTACCAAAAGTCTCCAGAGCACGATACAAGCAAAGTATCTTATCCTAAAGATGCTCAAGACAAGTTCCATGCTCATATGAATGCTGCTAAAGATATTCATAATACTCATAGTGGTTCTATGTATAAAGCTACTGAACGCCATCAAGGTGAAGGTGGCCACATGGCTACTTACATCAACTCAACTGTGAAGAATGATCAGATCCCAACAGCATCTGGTTTCAAGTCTCATGTTGCTGGACACTATGAAAAGGCAGTCGGTAAACTAAAGTCTGAAGCTGGTCAAGCAAAGAAGACTGCTGAAGGTGCTGAACATCAATCTCATATCGAAGCAAACAAGTCTCACTACGACAACATGTTTGCTATGCATCACCACCTACATCAAGCCAAGAATACTCTGGTTAAACACTTAGAGTCTCATGAAGGTGGTCTTGAACACCATATTGCTGGACAGAAGTCAAAGCCAGAAGGCTTTGTTGTTCACCATGACAATGAACCAACTAAACTAGTGAACCGTGCCGAGTTTGCAAAAGCTAATTTGTTGAAAGTAAGAAAATGAAATCATTCAAAGAATTATTCGAAGCTAAAGATGCTGGTGGGCATGGTTCTGAAAAGCACCATGTTATGTCATTTGCTCGAATGAACCCACCTACAACTGGCCACATGGAAGTTATCAATAAACTACATGCTGTTGCCAAAGAACATAATGCTCCACATAGCCTAATCGTTTCTCACTCTCAAGACGCTAAGAAAAACCCTCTTAGTGCTGAACAGAAAATTAAACATATCAAACGTTACTCTTCAGAGACTAATGTTAAAGCTGCTTCTAAAGAATCACCAACGATTCTTCATCATGCCGCTGCACTACATAAGAGTGGTGTTGAACACCTACACGTAGTTGCTGGTTCAGATCGCCATAAAGAAATGCATGACCTTCTTCACAAGTACAACACTGGTGAAGAACACAAGCATGGTTCTTTTAAATTCAAGTCTATCACAATGCACTCATCTGGTGAACGTGATCCAGACTCTGAGGGTACATCTGGAATGTCTGGTACAAAGATGCGCGAACATGCCCATGCAGGTAACTTCGGTGAATTCCGTAAGGGCGTTCCAGCTCACGTTTCTGATAAACATGCTCATGAGTTAATGAAGGATGTTCGTCATGGTTCTGGTATTAAAGAAGAAGCCATTAGCTACCAATCATTTATGGAAGTTCGTATGACTGCAGCAATGAAGCTGCAGAAAGCATTCCAACGCGAGCAAGAGAAAGCAGCTTCTGCTCGTAAAGCTGGAGACGAACTTCTAAAGAAACCTGCTCCACAAAAGACCAATGAGCATATCGAAAAGGTTGCAGGTGGTTACGAAGTTGAAAGCGAACACGGTAATAAAAATCTCGGCAAATCTTCAACACTTGCTGGTGCCAAGAAACGATTAAAACAAGTAGAATACTTTAAGCATATGAAAGAGGAAGAGATGCAATTCGAAGACTTCGATGATAAGAATCTTGCCAAACAAGAACTATCCAATAAGAAAAATAAAGGTGGGTTTCGTGGAC